ATTATGTATGTCTAATAAAAAACCATTGATACAATATATGAAACATAAAAATGGGTTTGATTTAAATAATTTAACTGATTATTTATTGGCACCGAATATAGATTACATTAAACCTTATTATTTAAAAAATGACCCAAAGGAGTTATTTATTGCTTTAAATGAATTTTGTTATCAATTAATTGAAAAAAAAGATATTATATATATTATTTTTTGGATAGATTGGATTATTGATTATCAAAGTTTATGTAAAAAGAAAAAACATGCTTTGTTATGTGAGCGAAGAACTTTTATACCTGTGCAAGAAAAAATGCAAATGGACCCTATATGGATAGTTTGGGATATTTTATTAGATTCAGCAAATAAAAATAAAATATTATACAAGATTGTTCATAATATTTTAGAATTATTTTGTATATGTTATAACGATAGCACTAAAAAAAAAAGAAAAAATATGATATATCATGCAGTATATTTATTGATTGAACCTGTAAATTATAATATAGATATTTTCAAAAACAAAGTTTTAATCGAAAAAATAAAAGAAAAATCACATCATATTTATTTACAAATAAAAAAAAATGAAGTTGCACCAAATACAGATTATTTATTTATGAATCAAAATGCAAAATCAAATATTGAAAAAAGTGTAGAGAAAATTAAAAAAATGAATGAAATATTAGGTTAAATAGTAAAATAACATAGAATATCCGTTCATAAAATTCCACTTATATTCATTGCTTATAGATACATCATCATTTGTTCCTTTAAAGGTCCAATCTTTATTTTGATTTAATAATTTTACCCAATTAAATGCTTCTAATCGTTTATGGCTTCCTCCTTCAAACCCATATTCTTTACCATTTATATGAAGTGTGCAACAAAAATGTTCTTGATTATTATCTATAATACATGCAGAATCTAAATTATAAGTTATATCCCTTTCTTGAAAAGGTATACTTATTGTAGTTTGTTTTTGTGAACTAATACTATGAGAAGAATATTCAACCACTATAATATGTGGTATAAAAGAATAAGAATCTAACTCAGATAAAACTATATTATTTATATCATCTGCACCATTTACTTTAATCATATTGACTTCTTGTATGGATAAAAAATCCATGATACCTTTGTAATACATATAAGGATTTCCTGCGTCATGTATATTTGGTATATTTGAATCTTCTATTAATTCTTTAGGATTTTTCATAGATTCAATCGCATGTTTTAAGTAAAATATAATATGATTTGTATCATTTGTTTTAGCCATCGATTTACATGAACTATGTAAATTATAAGCATTTTCTATTGCTATATTTAATATTATAAATGCCATATGTATCTTAAATGGTATCTTTATACCATTTGCTGTTTCTCCCATAATCATTAAATATCTAAAAAATTTAAAAAATTTCATACCCTTATCACTTATAAACATCATTACAAAAAATACATTAAACCAACAATTTCCTAATAATTGTTTAGGAGGTATTATTTTCTTTGGATTTAATTTTGTTTTTATTTTTATATTATTTATCATAGCTTTTTTTGCTTTACTTGAAAAAGCACTGATACATTTATTATTTATATTTATTTTTAATGATTTTTTCAACTTTTGTAGTTCAATCATATAATTTGCAGAGCGTCTTCTTTTATCTTTTTCTTTTGCAATTGATGTTGTAAGTGATCTAAATGTTTTATTTAATATTTTATTTTTACATCCACAAATATTTTTTCGCTTTTTATTTTTATTTATAGATAAATCTAATATATGATGTATTTTTCTGCTAATTTTTCTATTTATACTAGGAGAATATGATTGAGCTCGTTTACTGGTTTTACTGTGTGATAATTGACTTTTTTTTTTCGTTTTTTTTGTTTTTCTATATATTAAATTAAATGTATCATACATAATATATATGTATATAATATAATGGCTACATTAAAAGATAAGATTTTAAATAATGATGAAAAGAAAGGATTATTTAGAAATTTTAAATTAATGGATTCCTCTATTGATGATAGTTCTTTATTACAAAAGTTAAAAGGTCACACGATAAGAAATAATAATAATAATAATAATAATAAAGATTTGTCTAAATCTAATGGAAATTCTTCGAACACATCTTCTAATGGAAATTCTTCGAATACATCTTCTAATAAAGCACCAAAAGTAAACACTAATGCTAGCAAAGAAAATGATTCGACATTTTCAGAAATTAGTAATCCTTTTGTATCAAATTCATTTGATAATTCATACGCTAAATACGGCATTATTGGACTTGCGTTATTTATATTTATTGCATTATTAGCTTTTTTTGGTGGTCCTTTAATAAAAACAGCTTATAACAATATTATAGATACGTTAAATATTTTTAAACCTATAAAACCTCCTCCAAAAAAAAAATCTAATCAAAATAAACCTGCAGTAGAATCAATTAAAACACTAATTGATAAAAAGGCTAAAAAAAAAAAAGAAGCATTTGAAAATAATAATGTAGAACCAATGAAAGAAGGAATATTATCCAATAATAAATATTGTTATGTGGGTGAATATAAAAATGTAAGAACATGCGCTCCAATTAACGCAAGCGATTCATGTATGAGTGGAGATATATTTCCGAGTCAAAAAATATGCATTAATCCTAGTTTACGATAAATATAATATATTATCATTCAATAACATATTATAATTGAGTATAAAATTGAATACTTGGGTCTAAATATAAAAACTCTCCATAACTACTTGGAACATCACTATTTGAAGTTGGTGTATAATCAATTGATTTATTCAAACAATTTGAATTATCATCAGTTGAACTTGATACAACTAATGTATTATTTACAAGTGTAAAATTATTTGGATTCGGGTCCGTGTATGTTTCATTCTGAACCGCTTGATTACTTTTACGAGGATTTATTTGTCCTCTTACTAGTTTTGAAAAATATTGTTTTTTTGTTAAACCACTTGTGGTTGCATTCTTATATTGTAAGACATTTGCTTTTCTTCTCATCTTATATTCACTATAGGTAGGTAAAGATGGATTTTCTGAACTATTAAATTGCACATTATTACCACTTGCTCGGCCCACTATATTGGGTGTTAAATTTGTATCAAATGACGTATTTAATTGTCTTAAAGAAGTTAATGCATGTATTAATTTACTATCACAATCTATACCTGTTTCTACTGGTGTTTGATATGCAATACTTACTTCTGTATCCCAGTCAGAAGAATTAGGTCCCACATCTGCACCCCATGTTACAGCAACATAATCTACCATTTATATATTACATATATTCTTTATTTTCATAAAACCACTTAGTTCTTAAATAAGGTGGGAAATTCTTCATATTATTACCAATCATTTTAAGATTTGGTCCTTTTTCTTTTATTGCTTTAATCTTATTATAGTAAATTGCATAATCAAAATATCTTAATTCAGAAACATATCCACCAAAACCTCTATTTTGTGTTACATAAACATTACCATAGTTTTGCTTAGGAACACCTTTTAATGTATGCCTTTTTGTTAATACACCATTAATATAAACATCAATTGATTTATTTTGACATCTTATGGTAACACATATCCATTTTTCAATTGGGACATCATCTATTTCAACTCTTTCTATAATTTCTTCATATGTATTAAATAAAATAACAAATCGATTTCCATGTTCTTGACCAGGCGCTAAATACATCCCGGGTGCATTATTTGGATAACTGATTCCATTATTATGTGAAGATTCACCTTCATAATTAGAATCTCCTTTATGAAATATATGCCTATAATGACTAGATTCGTAATATATATCATCTATAAAAATCCATAAATTCCAAGTAAATTCTACACCTTGGTTTTTATTTGATGATCTATAAATTGGTTTAGATTTTGCTCTATTTGGGTCCACGTTTATTACATGAGGTTTTCTACCATCTATCAATCCATTTAATAATATAGGTGTTTTTGATGGAGTTAATAAATTAATTAATATGATGGATAATACTCTCAATAATAAAATAAATACAATTAATAATAGCAAAATAAAAACAAATTTAGTTATCATTGTGTTAGATTCCATAAATTCTTTACTTGCATTTGCAATATTACTATTTGTAAATGCTGCGGGTAAAGCAATACCAGTTGGCATTGCTATTTTTGGTGTCATATTACTTAAACTAGATAAAGTTTTTTCTCCGAGTAAAGAATCTTGAAAATTTAATGATTTTTCTGCACTATTCGTAATATTCTCTGCTTTACTTGCTAAGTTACTTGCAGCAGATTTTATATTGTCCATAAATCCTTCCATTTTAGACTGACCATTATTATTGTTACCATTTTTATTACTGTTATTTTTTGAATTACTATTATTTCGGTTTTTATTTGAATTATTGTTTCCATTTTTATTTTGATTAATCATTATATATATATGTTAAATATAAAATTTATAATATGTTAAACTCCGTTTTTTCTTTACCATCTTCTGAAAAAATAAATTTCATTTGATATTTATTTAATAGATTTCCTAAAATGCTTGTTCCAGGACCTTCTCTATATATATCCCAGGCTTCTTGAGGATTTTTTGCACTTGGGAAAAACGAGATTCTTCCTACAAATCCACCAAATCCACATAAATTATCACCAGATGGTGGATCACCGCACACCGCATTAGGATCAATTTCAATTCCAGGTGTTATATATAAATCTGAATTGTTATTTACTCTCGGGACTCCAGGTAAAACACATGTCCTTGCTAATTTACCATTGATATATACGTCTAAAGATCTTGTATTTAAAACAGTTAATACACAAACCCACTTTTGTAAATTAATATTTTCAATCATACAATTATGCTTTACAGAACCACTTGTTTCAGGGTCATAGCAATCAATTTCTATATTTAAATCATTTTGTAATGGAGATAAATACATATCTGGATTAAATCCACCATTTCCATTTGTAGCACCATTACTATTATCTCTTCGAGTTAATATTCTTTTCTTTTCACCATATTTATAATTCCAATCATCTATATAAATCCATACACAATATGTATAATTATTTTCATATTGCTTCAGTTTTTTATATTCTTTAATTCTCATTTTATCTGCATTTTTAACAGACTTATTTAATTTTGATTCATTTTTAAACCAGTTTGATTTTACAATTAAAAATATAACTAAAATAACTATAACTACAATGGCTATTATTTTTGTATTTCCTTGTAGACTACCAGTGAAAATCATGTATATTGCAACAATTATTAAAGTAATTATTAATAAATTTATTAAACTTTCGACTAACATTTATAATATACATTTATATTTTTTTCAAGCATTACATATTTGAAAAAAATAAAACATCTTTTTATTTATTAGAATAACTAAAAACAGGAGGATTATCGTTTTTAAATAAATTATATATTATTCCTATAGTACTTTTTGTTAAAGGTTTTTTGTAGTAAACAACGTTTGATATACCTCCATGTATACCATTTTCTGAACCAACGCTTATTGTATCAGATTCCATATACGGTATCACATTTATAGCTGTTCCTACTAAATGATTATTTATAAATATATCTAAAGTCCCCCCTGTATAATTCATAACAATATGATTCCATCGTTGATATAATATTTTATTTGTTCTAAATGAAGTATTTGGTTTGCATTTTTTTCCATCTATCGTGTTGATACAACTAATGGTTTGTATTAATAATTCATTCTTTATACCATAATACAATAATGTGGGTTTATTTCCATAATCAAATAATGGTGTATATTGAGTATAAGATGAATTTGTTTCTATACCATGGTCATCTATAAAAACCCACATGGATATTGCAAAATTATAATCTAATTTATGATTGTCATGATGATATGTCATATAAGGCTTAATTGTGTTTTTATTATATTCTGAAATTGAATCTTTTATTTCTTGATGATTGTTTCTAATAAAAATATTTAATTTCTTTATAAATTCTGGAGTATATTTAGATTCTAACATTTTATTAAACTGCTTCTTATATTCTTCATTTAATGTTTTTGGATTTTCCATAAAATCCACTAGAGTTTCAGCTAAACTTTTATTATGTTTCATCATATTTCGCCATAAATCTTTATTCACTTTATAATTCATTGAATTATCTTTTGTTACAAATATAAAACGATTTGTATCATAATCATATACTTTCATAGAATTCCATTTTTTTGTTATCGGGTCAACGGTAGTTCCCCATTCATCTTTTAATCCATATATATTTTCTGCATGGTCATCTTTACCATAGGTTCGATTTCCATCGAAACCTTCACTTGGGTTTGTAAAGAAAAATCTATTATATGCATATAATACACCATCATCTGCTTTATCTTTAGGATTTGCATGTATTTTTTCATCCAATTCTTTTTGAGTTATTAAACTATGTTTGTTATTTAAATAAACCGGTTTAGGTAATAAAACAATACCATCTAAGGTTGTTTGCCATTTAGCTATTTTTGGTATCAATATACTAATCAATATAAATAATACTAATAATCCAAAGATAATGAAAGATACTTTAGGTGTTGCGCTGTAATCTTTCTTTAAAAATTCAATTATATCTATTATTAAACATGGTATGTAAAATATGATTTTTGATATGATTTTAAATATCAATGATTGTTTATTACCTGTAATTTGTTCTTTAAATAATAAATATACAAGACACATGCAAAAAATGACAATAAATACATTTAATAATCCCTTAACACCTTGAACCAAAAAATTTATATTTATAATCGCTTTAAATAATATCATAGATAGAATAAAAAACCCTAGAATAACAGCAATTAATTTTCCTAATAATTTTAAATTATCTATTATATTTGTTAAAGTATTCATATTTTTACCCAAACATATTGCTAATAAAATTCCACCTAATCCTATCATTACTAAAATACCCCAACCTCTTGCTACACCCATCACATTATATGGATTCTTAAAATAAAATATAAAAGCTAAAGTTACATATGCAACAAAAGTAATCCATCGAATAACTAGTGATGGTGATGTATTTGTCTTCATATTTTTTAATGGCTCTAACGCCAAATCTGTATAGTCTACTACATTTTTTAATATTTTTATGAGAAATTCACCAAACATAGCAAATATATTTACGACCTTTTCTTCTTTTTTCATATTATCTTTTTCCATATTATCTTTTTCCATATACATTAAGTTACGAAAACTATTTTAGTTAAAAGTTTTCAAAGGCTGTTTTTTTACCGTGACAATTTCTACACAAAGCTCTTAAGTTTTCGACATGATTACTACCACCATTTTCTAATCTAATAATATGATCCACTTCAAACCATGCAGGTAACTGTTGTCTACAATCAGCGCATTTCCATTGTTGATTTGATGCAACATATTTTTTTTTAGTTTCACTTACACATCTTTTTGTTCCACCTTTCTTTCCAGAATTCATCATTCTTTTAAATTGGGGGGTTGATTCATCTCCCGCGTTTGCTAATTTTGAAAATTGCATTAATGGTGAAAAAAATTCTTTTGAATCCTTATCCACAGGCATCATTTTTATTAAATTATTCGCAGAAAGTAATAAATTTTTACCATTATTTGGATTTTTTTTTAATAATAAATAAACGCTAAATCCTAAAAATATATAAAATGCCATTTTATAATATTTTTTCCACTTTAAACATTTTTTAAAGAGTTCTCCATTATAATAAATATTTGCAACAAAAATACCAGTAATACCTATTATTAATAATTCTAATTTCATATATATTACTTTTTGATAATAATTATTACAAGCAATAATAAAATAATAATAAAAATAAAAAGTCTTTTATATAGTTTATATTTTTGAATAGAATCTTTATAACTATATTCATACTTTTTTAAATATTCATTCCACGCATCATCATAATTTTTTTTACTCTTATTTGTTATATCATTAAAATAATTATGAATAAAATAAATATATTTCATAAATGATTCACGAGAATCTAAATAAGTACTTACGGGATAATTTTTTAATAATTCTGTAAATTTAGCTTGAGCTTCTGTATGTGGCAAAAATATAGGAAAATTTATCATAAAATCATAATATTTTTTTTTTAAGGATTTGCTGGGTGAATCAGGATATTGATATGCTATTGTATGTAAAACAAACCAATAATAAGGACCCCATACTTCTTGTTTGAGATTCATATAATAAAAATATATAAAAAGAATATTTAAATAATACTAATGTCAATGTCATCATTAGAATTATTTTGCAATAATTGCGGTAATTATGGCCATGTATTTTATCAATGTAAAAGACCTATTACGAGTATTGGTATTATTCCATATAGATATAATAATAACTTATTAGAATTTTTAATGGTTCAGCGGAAAGATAGTTTAGGATTTGTAGAAATTATTAGAGGTAAATATAATATTCAAAATATGCACCATTTACAAAATTTATTTAATGAATTAACTACTATTGAAATTAATATGTTAAATCATCTAACATTTGATGAACTATGGATACATTTATGGGGAGTAGATAATTCTACAAAAACAAATGAATATACGGTTTCATTAGAAAAATTTACCAAGTTGAAAAATGGCATAACCAATAAATTAGGGTTTTATAATTTAGAAACACTCATAAATAATATACATACTTCATGGAAAGAACCAGAATGGGGATTTCCAAAAGGACGCAGAAATTATCAAGAAAAAGATTTAGATTGTGCATTACGTGAATATGCTGAAGAAACGGGATTTAATCAAAATAGTATTACCTTAATTGATAATTTATACACAATGGAAGAAATATTTACAGGGTCTAATTTAAAATCATATAAACATAAATATTATATTGGAAAAATGAATTATAATGATACAATCAATGTAACAAAATATCAAAAAAGTGAAATAGGTAATATGAAATGGTTAACCTATGATGAATGTATTCAATATATACGACCTTATAATATTGAAAAAAAAAAAGAATTGGAAAAAATAAATACTATATTAAAAACATATAGAATATCTATATAGTATATAAATGATGAAAACAAAAAAAATGTATAAAAAAAATACAAAAAATAAATTTAATAAAACATTTAAAATACAAAAAGGAGGAGGACCTACTTGGATGAATAAATGTAAATTAAATGGAAAAGCGGATGGAGAAGTGCAAACAATCACATATAATCAAGAAAATGTAAAAAAAGCAAATGCTAAGAAAAGATATGATGTATATAAAACCTCAAAAACATGTGAACAATTTAATGCATTGTGGAATAATTTACCACCAGAATGGAAAGGAAAAAGTAGTAGCAGTGCGGATTTTATTTTTGACCAAAAAAACAAATATGTTAGATTTGATAATCCAGTTCATCAAGAATGGTATGAAGTAAATGTATTAAAAAGAGATAAAAAAAAAACGGCTACTGTAGCACCACCACCAGTTACTAATGCGCCGGTTGTTGCTGAACCTCTTCCACCTGTTAACGTTGAACCACCAGTTCCAGAACCTATTGTAGAACAAGAAGCTTCATTGGCTGCGGAACAAGAAGCTTCGCGGGGTGCGGAACAAGAAGCTTCGCGGGGTGCGGAACAAGAAGCTTCGCGGGGTGCGGAACAAGAAGCTTCGGTGTTAGATGAACCTCCTACAGAATCATTACCTCCAGAAGAAGAAGAAGCTCCTCAACCAGAAGATGAAGAAGAAGAACAACAAGCTCCTCAACCAGAAGATGAAGAAGAAGAACAACAAGAACAAGTTCCTCAACCAGAAGATGAAAAAGAAGAACAACAAGAACAAGTTCCTCAACCAGAAGATGAAAAAGAAGAACAACAAGAACAAGTTCCTCAACCAGAAGATGAAAAAGAAGAACAACAAGAACAAGCAGATGTACCGGCGATACCATCACCAGAAGAAGAAGAAGTAAATCTAAATGAATTACAAAAAGGTTTATCCACAAATGAGTATTTAAAAAAAAAAGAACAGCTTAATAATGTAGCCCTAGGTAAAGGAAAAAATATTTCTGGAATATATCCACATTTAGATGACCCAAATTTTAATTCAAAAATTAGTTCAAAAAAGGAATTACAATTTAAATACGATGGCAAAATCGTTTCTAAGGATGAACTAGAGGCTCATGCGGAAAAACTATGCAATCAAAAAGCATTTTTAAAACCGCATCAAGAGTTTATAAAAAATTTTTTATCTACTCAAACTCCTTATAATGGATTATTATTATATCATGGAACCGGAACTGGTAAAACGTGTGCGGCAATAGGTATTACTGAAAATATGAGGGAATATTTAAAATATTCTGGAATAAAAAAGAAAATAATAATAGTTGCTTCTCCAAATGTGCAAGAGAATTTCAAAACTCAACTATTTGACCAAAGAAAATTAACAAAAACAGAAAAAGGTTGGGAGTTAACGGGATGTTCTGGAGACAAATTATTAACCGACATAAATATTAGTCAATTAGGAAATATATCAAAAGAAAAAATAGTAGAACGTATAAAAAAAATGATTAAAAAATATTATATTTTTATTGGATATACAAAATTTGCAAATTATATTCAACATGTTTCCAAAATACCAGATTCTATTAAAAATAAAAAAAAAGCAATCTATAACAAATTAAATAAAGAATTTTCAGAATCTTTAATAGTAATAGATGAAGTTCATAATATTAGACCTTCTTCTTCCAATAGAGAAGCAAAATATGTTTCATCGGAACTTAGTAGATTAGTTGAAAATGTTAAAAAAATAAAATTGTTATTTTTATCTGCTACCCCCATGTATAATGATTCATCCGAAATAATATACTTACTTAATATATTAAATACAAATGATAATAGAAGCACAATCTCAAATAGTGATATTTTTGATAAAGAAAATAATTTAAAAATATCCTCTTCTGGTGAGGAAATCGGAAAAAAAATACTTCAAAAAAAATCAATCGGATATGTTTCTTATGTTCGTGGAGAAAATCCATATGTATTTCCATACCGCATTTTTCCGAAACTATTTGATTTATCCAAAACGTATGAAGACCCATTAAATCAAAAACCTACCACTCAATTTAACGGAATGCCTATTTTACAAAATTTACAGTTTATTGATATATTTTTAAATAAACTAGATTCTTATCAAGAATATGTATATCAATTACTTATAAATAATATAAAAGATGGATTTAATGATGAAGATATGACAAAATATGAAGAAGCGTCTACATTTGGATATACGGTATTACAGCCACCAATACATGCGTTAAATATTGTTTATCCTAATAAACAAATAAGTGAATCATCTACTATACCAGAAGGATTTAATTTAAAATTATTATACGGTAAAGAAGGATTAGATGAAATAATGTCCTATTCTATATCCAAAAATCCACAAAGAAAAAATAAGTTTGATTATAAAACAAAGGAGTTTGGTAAAATATTTTCACAAGAGGAAATTGGAAAATATAGTTCAAAACTTAAACATATATCCGAAAGTATTATTAATTCAGAAGGTATTATATTAATTTATTCTCAATATATTGATGCTGGACTTATACCAGTTGCATTAACATTAGAAGAAATGGGAATTTCAAGATATGGTGATAAATCCAAATCTTTGCTGAAAAATCCGCCCAGTATGAAAATGGATGCATTATCTATGACACTTCAACAAAATGTTACAAAGCAAGCCAAATATGCAATGATAACTGGAGACAAATTATTGTCACCTAAGAATAACGATGAAGTAATTGCTTTAACAAACAGCGACAATATAAATGGAGAAAAAATTAAAGTGGTATTAATATCTTCTGCGGGGTCAGAAGGATTAGATTTTTCTAATATCCGACAGGTCCATGTATTAGAACCATGGTATAATATGAATCGTATTGAGCAAATTATTGGACGAGCTATACGTAATTGCAGTCATAAAAATTTACCATTTAGTAAAAGAAATGTGCAAATATTTTTACATGGAACCATTTTAACACAACAAGAACAAGAAGCAATTGATATTTATTTATATAGATATGCCGAAAATAAAGCAGTAAAAATTGGTCAAATCAATAGAGCATTAAAAGAAAATGCGATTGATTGTTTATTAAATATTGAACAAACTAATTTTTCTGCAGAAAAGATGAAAATAACATTAAAACAAAATTTATCAAATAAAAAAGAAATTGATTATACAGTCGGAGACAAGCCATTTACATCCATATGTGACTATATGGACAGTTGCCACTTTTCGTGTAGTGGAAAAAAATCCGAAATTGTAGATAATTCTACCTATTCGGAAATATTTGCCAGCAACAGATTAAATATTATTATAAATATTATTAAACAATTAATGTATGATAAATTTGTTTATACAAAACAAGAAATCATAGAACATGTTCAATATTTTAAACCATTTACGATTGAAGAAATTAATTTAGCATTACATAAATTAACATCTACACCCTTTATGTATATACACGATAAATACAATCGGCGAGGTAATTTAGTAAATATTAAAGATTATTATATATTTCAACCCATTGAATTGACAAATTCCAAAATATCTATGAATGATAGAACCGTTCCATTTACAGAAAAAGTAAAAGATATAACATATAATGTAGATAAAAATGTTAAAAAAAATAAACAAAATATACAATCAAGAAATGATGATTTAATACGTGAAATACAAGAAATGTATGATTCATGTATTGATAATACAAATAAAATAGAGCTTCCTGATAATTATAAAATATTGAAAAAAACAAAAGAAATTGTAATGTCAAATGGTATATCTAACGAACAATATAATAAATATGTCATGCACTATATGATAGAAAGATTAAAAATAGAAGATTGTGTTCAAATCTTAAACTACATTTACAATGAATCACTTAGCTCATTTTATACAATGGTTAAAGAATATTTTGATTCTATTCTAATAAAAACCGATAAATATACGGGAATTGTATTAATTCATAATAAAGCCATTGAATTGTATGTTTTTGAAGAAAATGCATGGATTGTTGCAAAAGATACTGCCAAACGTGCACTAGCATTAGACATTTTAAAATTTAAATCTAATGTAGATGATTTAGGAATGATTATTGGATATATTGGTATTTGTTCAAAAAATTCTTTAGACTTTAAGTTAAAAATAAAAGCTTCTATAATGCAAGAATTAAAAGCAAATAAAAAGAAACTTAGCACAGGATTCAAAATAAAAGATGTATCTAAATCTGAATTAATTCAATATATTAATGATGCATTGGGTTATACAAAATATATAAAAAATAGTGATGAAGACAATACAAAATCAATTAGCACCTTATTATTAGGAGCAGAATTAGAATTTATATTAAGGTGGAAAAATGATACAAGCGAACAAATTTGGTTTCAAAAACCATTTGTAGGAATATTATAATTAAATTGAATCAAATTAAATAATACTATGGTATATTAATATGAGCAAAAAAACGGAATCTTCTAATGATAGCACCATATTTAATGAATCTATATTGGAAAAAAAGATTACAATACCATTTCAAATGGTTGGGTCAAATCTAAAACAATTATTAGAAAATAAACTGTCTAAAAAATATGAAGATAAATGTATTGAAGAAGGATTTGTAAAAAAAAATACAATTCAAGTGATAAATTATTCTGGTGGAGAAATTTTTGGAAATGATATAACATTTGATGTAATATTTTCGTGTGATATATGTTTACCTGTAGAAAATATGATAATTACTGGAGAGGTTCAAAATATTACAAAAGCTGGAATTAAGGCTCAGCTACACAATTATGAAAAAAGTCCATTGGTTATATTTATATCTAGAGACCATCATTATGATGATGCAACCTTTTCAAATATTGCAGAAAACGATATTATATCTGTTAAAATCATTGGTCATCGATTTGAACTGTATGACAGTTATATTAGTGTAATTGCTGAACTCAGAAATAAAATAAATTTAACTCAAAAACATAAAAAAAAGTAAATTAAATATAAGTCAAAGTATATACTATGAATCTGTTAGATTTAAAAAAAGCGATTGAATCATTGTCTAAGGAAAATCAAATCGAAATATATAAAATGTTAAAAGAAAACAATATACCAATCACTGAAAATAAAAATGGGTCATTTATAAATATTTCAAATGCTCCAGAAAATGTTATTAAAAAATTACAAGACTATATTGATTATATCAAAACACAAGAAGATAATCTAAATGATTTAGAAAAGAAAAAAAAAATAATTCAAAACAATTTTTTTTCTCAAACCAATTAAAGACACAATATAATATTAATTATGATTGATATTATATTCAAATTAAATCCATATATGTTAACTAGTAATAATTATGATTTATTATCTAAAATGAATAGTAATGAACCAAAAGAAGATATACTTCCCAGCAAAAAAATAAAGCATGAAAAAAATACACGCAATGTCAAGGAAAAAAAACCAGATGATGAACTATTTTGGTTATTTTATACTATTTTAAATGGCCAAATAATAAAAGATACGATGAATACCTTTGAAATAGAGAAAACATTTAAAATAAATGCAATAGAAAAATTGCAATCTAATCCAAGTATATTGAAACCATTTCGCATATTGAAAAAAAAAGAAGCTATTCATAATTTACAGGACAATAATTTAAATATATACGGATTGCACGCGCTTTGCTTATTGTATAATAAAAATATTATATATGTAAATAAATACAGTTATTATGAAATACACACAAGTGATGAATCATTTCATAAAATTATTCCAACTAATAAATTAAAATTAAATATAAGTCGAGAAGAAGTGAAAGAAATTAAGAATAAATATATTGAAATTGTGGATTTTGATAAGCCTTTAAAATCATTATCTGCGTATAAAAAACATGACCTCATCTCTATGGCCACAAAGATGAATATACAAACTGAAGGAAAAAACAAAACGGATCTTTATAATAATATAAACGATTTAATGAAAATAGAATATATCATTTAATAAAAATTGAATAAATATAAAATGTATAGAACATATATAATGACATCACCCAAACAATCAGAATTAAAGATATTGTTATCAGAATATTTAAAAAATATATCAAATCCTAATTCTGTATTGGAATTTGAAATTAGATTTGGAACTCAATCCAAAAATAAAATAAAAAGAATCGATTTTGATAATGTAGCTCAAAAATTATTTTCCTTAGGATTCAAAACAAATCATAAAGATAAACATACTTTGAAAATAAACAGTGAATTTAAAGATAATGATGGTAATATGCGATACTCTAATATCCGCACAGAAATAAATGATTTATTTCATATATCAAAATATTGTAAAACGAATCAATTATCTGGCCAAGAAAGCTATATACAAAAATTTAAATATAGACAAGGAAATCCTCCAAAAAATCCAATTGATAATCAAGACTTTCAATTTCGAATCTCGTTACAAGAAGAAAAAATATTTCGACCTAATTCAACTATTGTTCAAAACTTGAAAGAATCCTGGAAAGAAACAAAAAAAAGCTATAGATTATTAAACCGAACCACATTAATCCATGATGATTTTCCATTTAAAATTGATTTAAGTGTTGTAAAATCATCTAGAAAAGATAAAGGTCAATTTATTATGACTTATTCTATTCATGAATCTAATGTATTTAATAATTACGAGTTTTATGAAATAGAAATAGAACTCAATAATGATATTATAAAGAGTAAATCTTATACAGTAGATGAACTAGAGAGTAAAATTAAAAAAATGATAAAATATATATTATCTGGACTGCAGCAATCCAATTATCCTATTGGTTATAATGAACAAACTAATATATTACAACAATATTATAAGCTCATACATGGTGCAGATAATCCAAAATATAATTTACGACCAAGTGATTTTATTGGACCTTCTTCAAATACATTACATCAAATCAATATGATTAAGAATGAAAAAACATTAACACCAAATATAATGCAAAATTATTGTGTTACAGATAAAGCGGATGGTCTTAGAAAAATTTGTTTTATCAATGATGTTGGGCGAGTATATTTGATTGATATGTCCATGAATGTTCAATTTACTGGCGCAATTACAAAAAATAATAAAATATTTAAAAGCATGTTTGATGGGGAACATATATTGCATGACAAGCATAAAAAATATATCAATTTATATGCTTGTTTTGATGCATATTTTATAAATGGAAAGGATATTAGAGGTGAAGTATTAATAGATGAATCTAAAATGGAAACAAAAACAGTAATGCGTTTATTAGAGTGTATTAATGCAGTGAATGACTTGTCATTGGAATCGATTGTGCCAAAACATAGCTGTCCTATTCGAATGATTACAAAAAAGTTTTATGTGGCTTCTGCAACCAATCCAATTTACACATGTTGTAAAACACTGTTAGATCAAATGGGGATTCATACAGATATTCCCGGTGAAGATTCAGATGATGATTCCATGGAAGAAGGTGAGGTGGAAGAAGATACTGAAGAAAGTGATAGTTTACAGTCCATATTTGAATATAATACGGATGGATTAATATTTACTCCCACGTTATTAGGTGTTGGTTGTATTAATTCAACCAGTAAGCCTTTAAATTATAAAAAAAATTGGGAATATAGTTTTAAATGGAAACCGCCGGAATATAACACAATTGACTTTTTAATATCCACTAAAAAAACAGATACAAATGAAGATTTTATAGGTAATTTGTTTACTGGGGGTGTTCAAACAAAAGAAAATCTTACACAGTATAAAACCTTATTTTTAAAAATAGGATTTGATGAATCTAAACATGGATATTTAAATCCATTAGATACATTATTAAATGGAAGCAATGAGAGTAAAGAATTGAAAGAATCTTCTTATAAACCAGCACTATTTTATCCAACCAATCCATTTGATTCTAATGCTCATTGTTGCAATATTTTATTAAAAACAGACACAAATGGACAGCCTCAAATGTTTTCAGAAGAAAATGAAGTGATTGAAGATAATATGATTGTTGAATTTAAATATGATTTAAAAAAACAAGGTAAATGGAAATGGACTCCGATTAAAGTAAGATATGATAAAACAGCTGAATTTAGAAATGGATTTAAAAACTATGGTAATGTTTATCATGCAGCAAACAGCAATTGGCAATCGATTCATAATCCAATTGAACCATATATGCTAGCAACAAATTATAATGTTACTATGGATATGGCAAATAGTGATACCTATTATGTAAAACTTCATGGAGATTCTAAAACAATTGGGTTACGAGACTTTCATAATTTATTTGTAAAACGAACCTTAATTAATATAGTATCTAAATCGAGTGACAAGTTAATTGATTATGCAGTAGGAAAAGGAGGAGACTTATCAAAATGGCGTCATTCTAAATTAGATTTTGTATTAGGAATAGATTTATCCAGAGACAATATTGAAAATAAAATAAATGGCGCATGTGCAAGATATTTAGACGAACAGAAAAAATTTCACTCTATTCCAAAAGCCATTTTCTTACATGGTAATACGGGATTAAATATAGAATCCGGGGAAGCATTCTATAATGATATTAGTAAAAAAGCCATGAATGCGTTGGTCGGTAAAGGAGAAAAAGATAAGCGTTCTTTGGGAAATAATTTATTTAATCTATATGGTATAGCTAAGGATAAATTTAATATAAGCTCTATACAATTTGCATTACATTATATGTTTGAAAGTAAACGAATATTGCACACTTTCTTGAAAAATGTAAGTGATTTTACAAAACCACATGGATATTTTATTGGAACATGTTTTAATGGCAAATCTATATTTGATATGTTAAGAAATCAGAAAAAAAATGATGAATATTCAATTATGTTGGATAAAACAAAAATATGGTCTATTAAAAAACAATATGCTGGTTCAGATTTCCCAAGTAATGAAAAATGTGTGGGGTATCAAATTGATATTTATCAAGAAACAATTAATAAATATACAAAAGAATATTTGGTCCATTTTGATTATTTGACTCAAATCCTAGCAGATTACGGATTTTCTCCATTGACAAGTGAAGAATGTAAACAAAAAGGACTTAAAACCTCTCATGGTTCTTTTAAAGATTTATTTGATATTATGACCCAATTAAAAAAAAATACAATGTATAAAAATGCCTTAAAAATGACCCCGGAGGAAAAAGAAATATCCTTTTTGAATTCTTATTTCATATATAAAAAGACTCATAATGTAGATACAAAGGAAGTATATAAAATGTATACAGATAGTTTAGTAGATGAGCCTATACCATTTACAATTGGACGTCCCAGAAAATTAAAAGAAAGACTTAAATTAATATAAATACATGATATATAAATATATTAATGAATCATTTTTTATTACCTCAATTATATAAACTTTCGTGTTGTGAAAATATAAATATTGAATATAATGGAGAAAAGCAAGAAACCATTAATATATCCTTACATCAATATTTAAATGCAATTAAAACTAGAATCGATGTATTAGAATCTAGCGGTGAATGGAATAATTATAAAAAATATACCAATCCATATGAATTTATACATAGTGTTATTCCAGATATTAAAAAAACAGTATGCACGATTAGACCTATATCCAGGTCTTATTATAAATTAATTGAAATTATAAATACACTAGAGTTAAATGATGTTAATAATCCAATTGAAACGTTTCATTTGGCGGAAGGTCCTGGTGGATTTATCGAAGCCATTTGTTATTTAAGATCAAACATTAAAGATAAATACTATGGTATGACCTTGATTGATAATAATCCTGATGTCCCTGGATGGAAAAAAAGCGATGATATATTGAATATGTATCCAAATATTTATATAGAATATGGTGCAGATAATACAGGAGACTTGTTTAATATTTGCAATTTAGAATATTGTAGCAAAAAATATAAAAATAAGATGCATTTAATTACTGCAGATGGTGGATTTGATTTTTCAATTGATTTTAACAAGCAAGAAGAAATTGGATTTAATTTAATATTTGCACAAGTTTGTTACGCACTAACAATGCAAAAATATAATGGTCATTTTATTTTAAAAATTTTCGATAGTTTTACAAAACCAACGGTGGATTTAATATATATTTTGAATACATTATATAGCAAAGTATATATTATGAAACCAGACACAAGTAGGCATGCAAATTCTGAAAAATATATTGTGTGTAAACATTTTAAATATAAAGAATGTGATGAAGTGGTCAAACATCTAGTTAAGGATTTTCATAAAATAAAAACAAAAAATATTACAAATATATTATCTATATATAAACCATCTCATTTTTTAAATAAATTAATAGAATATAACTCTATATTTGGTCAGCAACAAATAGAAAACATATCTAATACTTTATCATTAATCAACAATGAAATAGATGGTGAAAAAATAAATGCTTTAAAAAAAACAAATGTTTATAAATGTATTAAATGGTGTAAAAAACACAAATTACCTTTTAATAATATTTCTATATAAATTATCATGCTAAACATTCTATTTTAATCCAAGTAGGTTTTGTTTCATCTATTTCCAGACTTCCTCGGAGGACACGATTTGTCTCTACTAATGGTATACATATATCTATTTGTTTATCATTATTTAAATGTAACTTTATTAATTCATAAAGTTCCTTTAGTTCAGGAACTGTTTTCACGGTCATATTTAACTCCGTCAATTTTTGTAAAGCGGGTTTTATCTCGGACATTTTCTTTGATTTTTTCTTGTAATAAAGCATTATATATATATGTATAAATATAATATATATACATATATACTATATACAATTTTCATGAGCTAATCTAGTCCCATTTTTAACATAGCCTTTTATAACATGATTTTCACATTTAGATGTATTATAACGAATATTATTATTTACACCAGAATTTGAATAAGCTCCTTTATTTATTTTTTTTGTTCCGTTAGCACTTTTAAAATATGCACCATTTCTTGTTAATGTTGCATACTTTAATCTAGCTAATCTACTACTGGAAGAAACCCCGCCTTGTCTATTATATTGATTATTTGACGGATTATATATAGTGGGACATGTAGAATCACAATTTGAGATTCTTTTATTTTTTTGAGAAAAGGTTAAACATTTTGATTCTAAATATTGTTCTGATGAATGATACTGCGATTCATTCATTGTTGCACTACCGGATATAGTAATGGATGTTGTTCCACCTAAACATCTATTGTCATCACTACTATATGTTCCTAAACAAGGCTCTGGTAAATTACTTATATTTGATTTAATTACATGAACCGAATTATCATCATTATCACAAACGCCAGTAGTATCTTTTATTTCACCACCAGGTGTATTTAACAAATATAATTTAGCATTGGATTTTGATTTTGAAGAATGATTTGATTGTAATTGTCTTCGATAATGCTTTAAAGGAAAAGGTTTTCTCCAAGGCCCGGGAACTAAGGTTGTTGTATCCTTATTATTTGCTGGGTATGATAAATGAGAAATCACTTGATTGGTTGAAGTAGGTTTCCATAAAGGTATTAACATCTATTATATTTTACTAATAATTTTTTTTAATAAAATATACAAGTTGGTTTTAACAACATACATTTTTTTCAACATAATTTATGGTTTTAACCATTCTTGGTGCTTCTTTATTTGCTTTATAAGATGCAGCACTTGCTACATGACTGCCGTATGGTGCTTTAAAAGATGCGGCATTTTTTTGTATTGTATTTAATTTTAATCGGTCTATTCTGGAACTACTGGATACGGCTCCTTGATTAGAGAAATTGGGATTATTTGGCTTGTATACTGTATTATTACAGCAAGAGTTATTTATATTTTTAGAACTTCCTGGACCATTATTCTGTGTATATGTTTTACGCCTAGATTTTAAATAACTGCTAGATGATTGATAATAATTTTTTTTCACAATCGTAGAAGCCGGTTTTTTTATAAATCTTGGGCATGATTTACTCTTACATGTATCATTATTTGGAACATATGTATATACTGCTTTAGTATTTGAAGTATCATTACATTCACATGTATTATTTGTTACACTACCACCTGGAGCATTTAATAAATCAATAGATACACTATTTGAAATATTGTTTACATTAGAATTATAATCTACTAATTGTCTCCTATAATGTCTATATGGATTAGGTCTTCCTTGAGAACCTAAAACAGTTAAATTAGGACTAACATATTTAGGAACTACACCAACTATCACTGGGGGTTTCCATGGAATACTATGCATTATATCATAAGTTTAGAAAAATATATTATAAAAATATAATATGAAGAATATAATATCATACATATTTTTATTTATTATACTGATCATTTTTATAATAAAAAACATTAGTTACAAAGAAGGATTTTTTGGAAAAGTAAAGAAGGGAGCAAAATCTGCAGGTAAAGCGATAAAGAAGGGAGCAAAATCTGCAGGTAAAGCGATAAAAAAAGCCGCAGAAAAAGCAAAGCCACCAAGACCAAAATTGCCACCCAAAATAAAGAGGTTGTATAAGGAAACAAAAAAAAAAGTTTATATACCAACTAAAAATATTGCTATACCAAAAATTCCGAATCCTCCTACACCAGAAATTCCGAATCCTCCTACACCAGAAATTCCGAATCCTTCTATACCAGAAATTCAGAATCCAGTCGAAGGTTTCTCTAGAATTAAAGAAAATTTTGAATCCGAATATATATATGATTATGGAAGTAAAGTATTACCACCAAATGAAGCGGGTATTACTAAAAAAGGAAAAGGTAATAAGATACCCAAAAATATTGAAAGACAAGCAAAATATTTAAATATTGTATTTGGTGGAGATATGTCAAATGTAACAGGTAAGGCTCAATTAGGTGGAAAATTTTTTTATAATACAAATTTAAAATGTAAAGATGAAAATACAGATGAAGAAAAAGATAGATATATATATATCGATAATGCTCCACCTGGAGCTGAAGATGGATTAATTGCAGGTGCAATGCATACTCTTAAACAATTTGATATATCGGAAATAGAATCGGTATTTCTTGAACCATCAAAACCTAAATGTAGGCAAATAACTATGCCAGTTAGAGACAATAATAATGTAACATCAGATGAAACACAATATGTATCTATCAATGATATTGGAAATATCAATGCTTGTTCATTTCCTAGTAATTACAATGAAGTCAGTGAATGCCAATGTGATGAAGAATGCGATAAATCTAAATTTAGAATAGATTTAGGACTAGAAAAACTTGCTGAAGGAATATATAGCTAATAAATAATATAATAATAATATATGAATCCCACTTATTTTTTTATCATAATTATATTATTTAGTGTAGTTATTATTGCTTTACAAAAATCATATTCTACAAATGGTATTATTGAGGGACTTGAATGGGAAGACCAGAGCAAATATGATTCAAAACAGCTAGCTAAATTAGATAGTGGGGCTGATTATGATTATCCCAGTAAAATAAAAGACCCAAAAAGTATTGGAATGAGTAAGAAAGGTGATTGGGATTCAGTAGAAAGAAATATAGTAGGATTAAATCATTATGTAGATTTATTAATTAGTGGAAAATCTAGAGCAGCATTAAGTGGGAGACCATTAGGAGAAAAAAGGTTCGTATCTACAGAACAAAAATGTAAAGATTCAGACGGAATAGAACATGATAGATATTTTTATATCGATAATGTTCCAAAAGGTGCGCTAAAAGGATTAATACCTGCGGCAGTAAGTTCTGTTGGAAAAATAGATTTAAGTGAATTGACCTCTATTTTTGAACCTGATGATAAAGAAGAAAACGAATGTGTTCCATTAACCATGCAAACTAGAAATAATGCACATGAAGTAATGGATGAAACACATTACGTAACTATTAAAGATATAAAATCAATTGACCCTTGTTCTTTTAGTAATAATTATAACTCATATTCAGAAGAGTCATGCAGTGAAGGATATTCCAATATCAAACCTTCGTTTAAAATTCCAAGTGATAATTTAATGAAAATATATTTTGCTATGACCGGATGTTTAGGATTATATATTATTTTTTGCACTTTAAATAAAAGATGCTAATTATAAAAAATCAAATAAAGATATTTCTTTACCCCTATATTCATTTTTATTTGATTTACCTCCACCAGACATTTCTTGCTCGTCTGCATTTTCTTGTGCTTCTTCTGCAGTTGCTTCAGCATCTTCTGCTTCTTCTGCATTTGTTTCATCTTCTTCGGCACCAGCCTCTGTAGATTTGTTTGTTTGTCCTATTGCTGGACATCTAAATCCAGGCGCTGTTTCACATGGAGCTTTTGCTTCATCTACGGTTCCTTCTACACATCCCCCATTCTCACATAGTGGATTTGGAGGACCGGGAGGTTTTGGTGGCATATCACAACAAGGTGGTGGTCTATTATCTTTTTTAGCAAATAAATATGGATTCGTGAGAGCCATTCTTTCATCAAACTCTTTTTTATGTAAATATTCTAATTTTAAATATAATTTATCTAGTTCCCTAATATTCATATGTAATATATTTTCCTCTTCTACCGTAGATTTTTTATCTTTTCTCAAAAGATCAATGTCTGTTTGTAATGAACTTATTGTATCTTGTGCCGTATTAATCAATACTTGTATTTCATTTTGCAATTCTATTAAAGATGGTAATTGACCCTTCATTACTTCTTGCATCTGATCTAATAATAAACTTTCTATATTGTTTTCCTCTAGTTTTCTATGTATAATTTTAATCATTCCTTTCATTTCTTCATTCATCCTATTTGGATCACGTAACCTATCTTCATTTACATCTCTAAGAGGTATATGTAATAATAATCTTAATTTGTCTCTATTTTCTCTTATTTCATTTAAATTGGTATCTAAGGTAATTGGGTCATCTTCTAATTCTTCTTCTAATTTTTTATCCTTATCTACTCTATTTGTTACAAATTGAGACAAATATGAATCCATCATTTGAAACATTCCAGGCAAACTATTACTATAAAATCCCAGAAATTTCATGGCAGTTTTCCCTGTATTCATTATATCATTATATAATCCACCAATTTCTCTCCAAAGAATTGCTTTATCTACTGCTGATGATGCATCCAGTTTTTCATTTGGAGGAGCCATCGGATCACTCAATTTAGCTTCTTTCTTTTTTTTTGCAGTTTTTACATCATCTACTAATTCTTTTTCCAAATCCTTATTTTCTTCTATTTCTTGAAAT